TATTCCCGAGCTTAGGGCAGTAATTAATAAACGTGCTATAATGATGAGTAGTGGCAAACCCGTACTTTGTGACAAAGAGGGTAACATTATTGAAAGCCATTGGATGTTAGATTTAATCAACAATCCAAATCCCACACAAAGCTGGTCGGATGTTGTATATTCGTTGGCTGTAAACGATGGCTTATTTAATAATTCATTTGCTTACTGCCCGAAAAGAAGCTTTGATATTCGTAATTTAATTATGCCTTTACCAGCTAATCAAGTTAAAATCGTTGGTACAGGAAAATTTCTTAACCAAATCGACAAAGATGGATTGATTAAGAATTTCGAGTTTTGGTATGATAGCCAAAAAATGGAAAAAATCGAGCTGCAAGATATGGTGTATATGAACACCCCCGACGGTATTAATTTAATCAATTCGATAAATAGGATTGATACATTGAAATATCCACTATCCAATATCATGGCAACCTACAACAAGCGTAATGTTATACTTGAAAATATGGGTGCAATCGGTATTTTATCAAGTAAGAAATCGGATATGGGTGGAACAATCCCAATGACACCAGAAGAAAAAGACGAAATCCGTAAAGATTGGGTAAGTAGAAATAAAGATAAATTAGTGCTTACTGAAGCGGACATACAATGGACGCCTATGTCCTACCCTACTAGGGATTTAATGTTATTTGAGGAGTTGAACGAAGACAAAATGGCAATTATTGACGCTTATGGATTGAATAAGTATGTGTTCAGTTCTGCAAGTGATAGCACATTTAACAATGTTCAACAAGGTATGCGCATGGCTTACCAAGATGCTATTATTCCTGAAACGGAACAAATGTACGCAACAATCAGCCAGCAGTTAGGATTAACTACGCAAGGTTTATATTTAAAACCTGATTTTAGCCACATTGCGGTGTTACAGGATGATATGAATACAAAATCAACAGAAATAATTAGTTTAGTGGAAAAAGGAATAATTGATACAAGTGAAGCCCGATTAGAGTTGGGTTACCCAGTTAAGGAAGAACAAGAAAGAGTTGTACAAGCATTAAACGGTGCGCAAGTTACTTCAATGGTTGAAGTTGCAAGTGCGGTATCAACTGGTATTTTAACCCCTCAATCTGCTATCGAGATTTTAATTATTTCGTTTGGTATATCAAGAGAGCAATCGAGTGCAATTATATCGAGCATTGAGGTTAAACCACCTCAACAAGTTTAAAAAAAGTTTCTAGGAAATAATCCACGTACGAATGTTGCTAATCCCGACAAACAGTCGGGCGCATCGTCGTGTTTATTTTTACCCTCTTTACTAAAGCTCTCTACATTATTTATAAATTGGTGGTAATCTATACTATTAACCTCTAAGAAATGAAAGGAGTTAATGATAAAGGCACTCTCCATTATAATACGTGTAATCTTATTGGTAGTGTTATTAACTTGTAATATTTGCGTTTTAGTTAATTTCTGCAATTGTCGGCTAAACATAGCCCCCATATTGTTACTTTCAACACGGCAATATTTTACACCCCAATCATTTAACTTTTGAGCACACAAAGGAAGCGTAACATCGGTGTTTGCTTGGGTAAATACGTAATCAACAATATACACTTGGTTGCCGATAATTCCACCTATTGCCATTGCTGTAAAGTCAGCTCCTTGGTCTGATACATCAATATAACCAACATAGCCCTCTATCTTTGTTTTATCAATAGTTTGAACTTTGTTAAGTCCACTAAATAACCTACCCTTTAAATCAACTGGCTCTTGCATATATTCAGCGCTCCAAATATCGGGATTAATTCGCCCCCTTATCTCTTCATATTGCTCGGTGCTCATAACGTCCTCACAGAACGATTTACCCTCACTATCTAATGCTGGGATAACAATACTTAAATCATACCTATTTTCTTCCATATTTCGCCCGATAACATCCTTTACGCTCCAACGCGTACCAATATCAATTCGGCTACAATTACGCTCTAATCTACTATCATGCGTTGCTTCTTTCCATTGTAGTATCTTATCATTGGTGGTATCGGATAAAGCGTCTTCTAAGCCCCTATAAAGGTCATCCGTAATTGCCAACTTTGTAGCACCAAAACCAATAATAGTACCACCAACCCCAGCGCCGAAATAGCCCACTTGTTTAGATTGGTTTGTGTTCCAGCCTTGTAGATTTGCTTTATCGTCCGATAATTTAACGCTCGGGAATACCTTTTGAAATTTTTCGGTTTTTACAACATTTCTAACATCGTAACTGAATTTTAAGTACAAAGTAGCAGTACAGGTGTTACGCATGATACTTTCTTGGGGGCTTCTACCCAAAGCCCATGCGCTATACAAAGTAGTAATATACGATTTCCCAGCTCTTGGGGGCATCGATACCGATAAGCTATTAATTAACCTATCCTCTATCATTTGAAATCCCTCAGCAACTTGTTTTAAAAACGGTCGTTTGCTAAAAAACTCTTTATCGTAAAACAAACAAAACTCCCAAAATTCGCGTTTTGAGAGTTCAGCCCTTAAGATTTCCTTAACTACTTCTTTTTTATTCATCCTTTAGTAAGGCTTTTATTTCTTCTGTTGATAGATTAGAAAGGTCTATATTAGTTTGGTGTTGTTCGATTTGTTGTTTATCAATCCACCCATAATTAACCTTCAAATTGAATATTGCAGTAGCTTCTTTTATAATTCCCTTTTTAGAGTCGGAAAAACTGTTACGCTCTAATTTGTTTTTTAGCTTACTCATAAGGAAATCACAACTAGCAAATTTCTTTCTTAAATACTTGAATAAATCGGGATAATATTCCATTTCAGCAGATATTTCTTGGATGTTGTGGAATTCATATCCATTAACAACTCTATCCCCTATAACATACTCTGTTTTATTTTCAGCTAATTTTAAAGCATCGTTAAATAACTTAGTAGATACCTCCTCAGTCCACGTTTCAGCAAATTTATTATCTAGTGGTGCACCTATACCCATAACCAAACAATTAAAAAAATTAAACTCCTAATCAAACTATATTTAACAGTATTCCAGACTTTAAACCAATCGTTAAACTTTGGGTGTTCTCGGTGTGGTAAAATAAGGTGCACTGCCCTATCGCTAAACCAAATCAGGAATAGTAATATTTTAGCCAAAAAAATTAATGTTTTTTTCATGTTTTTTATTTTGGTTTTAAAAGAAAAGCTGGGGCGCATAAGTCCCCGAGCTTAAACAATTAAAACATGAGATACAAAGTTATAAATATTTTTTGAAAAAATCTAATACCTCTAAATAAGTAACAAATATCTTGAATAAAATGTAATATAGCACTATCATAACCTACATTTATTAAAGTCCTCTTCTAATCTCGGGTTGTACTTTACTTAGTTTCATTCCTCAATCCTTTTAAAAATTCCTCAACTTTAACAGCTTCATCTTGGGTAACTTCTATACTTACTTTTTCGGTGTAGGGGGTTATTTTTTCGGAACAAGTCCAATCAAAATCATAACCTTTTAGATAATATTCTGTATACATTTCATGAATAAGAAAATATCTGTATTTTGTTTGCGCCCCAAAATCAGCCAACAATATACGCTTTTTGCCTGTTTCATCCACCACCCAAACAGGGTTCTCAGGTGTTGAAACTATTGGATTGTTTTCAAGTTGTTTTTTTATGGCTTTGTATTCGTGTAATTCATTTTCATACAAAACCCTTGAACCTTGATGAATTAACCCATTATTTAAGGTTTCTTCTAAATATCTTATTTTTTCATCTAAATGTGGTGTTTTCATAATATAAATGTTTAATTGTTTATGCAAATCTATAAATTTAATTTAACTATATTCCAACTAGGAAAAAAATCTTTAAATTTTGGGTGTTCGGTGTGTGGAAGTAAGGCGCAAAATATACGGTCTAAAGTCCAAATTAAATAAAGTATAGGAAAAAGTAAGTATTTCATGATTTATAGGTTTAGGGTAGTTACTAGGTGGCGCGGTGTAAGAATTTAAAACTATGCGAAAAGAACGAAATGCAACCACCTAATATACTAACAATTAAAACAAAACGTTACAAATTTACGTAATTTATGCTTTATAACCAAATAAGTTAGTAAGCACTTAAATAGTGCGTAGTAGATTAATGTTCTCATAGTATAATAAAATCTGCTATAATATTAATAAATAAACCTATTACAAATCCGTAGAGGAATATAAGTAGTTCTTTTTTCATTTTATAAAATGTTGGTTTAGTTGATTAATCATAATTTCGGTTGAAAACGGAAAACAAGTATGTGACCATAAGTGATAATCACATTCTTCATCACTCCAATCAGGTTTAAAATAGCGTACGCAATCAATCCCTGTAAACTTGTTTTCAATTGCGTGTTGTATGGTTAGTGGGTTCATTTTCTTTTATTTTAAATTAATAACTTTTTGTTAACGAAATTAAAACTGTCGTTAACATGGGTGTTATTTCTTCTTCAACACCCCATCCAAATCAACACTATCAAGCACCGCATCGAGTTTGTCGATTAAAGCGTCAACAACTTCATCCGATAAAGTTTCGCGCATTGATTTATCTATTTTATCCAATACTTTAACAGTAGTATTAATGGTTAAGTTTAGATTTTTAACCGCTTCTTGTATCTTCTTATCAATTACTTTTTTATTTGATACATTAGTGATATCGTAATTGTATTCTCGCTTTATAGCTATTGTATTAGCTTCTTCAATCGTTTTCTTGCAACCTTGTATATAAATTACATTAAGGGCACAAATAGCGCTTAAACGTGTGATATTGTCTTTTTCTTCTTTACTCATTTTCCTTATCTTTTAAAAGTTCAGTTAAATTATACTCTATTGCTTCCTTAATCTCGTATTTCGGCTTAATTCTGCGGTTTTCAGTATCAAAAAATTCGATATCCGTAATTTCCACATCCATCCAGTTTTCGATTGGTGTTAAATATCCATCCCCTGTTTCGTACTTATCCACACTAAACTCAAAATTAACAGTTCCATCGAAAACCACGCTATTTAAATCTGTTGGATTATCATACACCAACACCGTTGCATCGCCTGAGCCTGAGCCTATGTTGTAATCGTGTAGTTCTACTTTCATTTTAAATATTCCTTTAGTTTATTTTCGTAATTTATAGTTTTAAATTCTCGCTCCCAGTAATTTCTTCCCTTTGGTATTTCTAGGATTGAATTAAGCTTTTGCCTTATGTGTTCGGAATATTCCAACTTTTGCACCCTTACACTTGGTAAAGGGTGCGTTATTAGTTGGAGGGGGATTAGTAGGAGGATTAGGCTAAATATTTTTAAGTTCATTTTCAAACCAAATATTATTTGAAAATCTTGTATATCTTTCACCTTTTGAAGTTTCAAATGTAAATTCTTTATTTTCTACATCATCAGTATTAAATTTAACTATTTTTACATTTTTCTCTCTTGAAGTTAAAGTTCTAAAAGTAACTAAAGTTCCATTTTCAAATGCTTTTCTTAATGTTTTGTTTGTAGTTTCCATAACCTTTATATTTAATTGTTAATAAT